GGCGTCCAACAACGTCTCCATCACGGGTGGCGCAATCTCCGGGGTCACGTTCACCGGTACCTTCTCCGGCATCACGGCCATCGAGTCCGGCACGTTCTCGACGAGCAATGCGACGACTGGAGTCACACTGACCAACAACACGTTGTCAGCAGACGGTACCGATACCAACATCGACATCAACGTCACGCCCAAGGGTACGGGCGAGGTGAACGTCACCAACATCGACGTGCTCAGCGGGAAGGTGCCGTTCGGGGTCATCACCAACCGGGCCTACGCTTCGTTCTCGGACATCACCGACCAGACGGGCAGCACGACTGCTGCAACGGCGGTGAAGTTCGGTACGACTGAGATCGCTGGTGCTGGTATCACGATGGTGACGGATGGGTCGAACCTGACTCGTCTGACGTTCACTGTGGCTGGCACCTACATGATTGCCCCCAACCTCCAGTTCGCAAACTCGGACTCCACTGATCACCCCGCGACAATCTGGCTGGCGCTTGATGGCACCAACATCGCTCGCTCGGCTACCAAGATCTCTGTCCCCAAGGCGGCTGACGGTGGTACGACGTTCTTTCAGATTGCCTTCTACGTTACGGTCACCGCAGGGCAGTATGTCCAGGTGTTGTGGTTGCCCGCGAACGTCGCCGTGACACTTGACCACACGGCGGCTGCGGCAGGCCCGCCTGCGGTTCCGGCCATCCCTTCTGCCATCATCATTGCGGAGAGGGTCGCGTAATGGCTAAGACACCTGCATGGCAGCGCAAGGAGGGGAAGGACCCCAAGGGCGGACTCAACGCCGCAGGGCGGGCGTCATACAACCGAGCAAATCCGGGAAAACCCGGACTGAAGCCTCCGCAGCCCGAAGGTGGCCCTCGGCGGGATTCATTCTGTGCCCGGATGGAAGGGATGAAGAAGAAGCTGACTTCGAAGAAGACGGCTAACGACCCCAACTCCCGGATCAATAAGAGCCTGCGGGCATGGAACTGCTGACATGGCCGAGTCCAAGCCCAACAACCCCGCACTGTGGTCCCGCGTGAAGGCCGAGGCCAAGCGCAAGTTCGACGTGTACCCCAGCGCCTATGCCAACGCATGGGCTGCGAAGGAGTACAAGGCTCGTGGTGGCTCGTGGTCGGGTGCGGACAACCGGGTGAAGAAGCGTGGCTAAGGGTGGCCTCGGCAAGTGGTTCGGTGAGAAGTGGGTCGATGTCAAGACCGGGAAGGAGTGCGGGCGCTCAGGCGCGGAGAAGTCCAAGCGTGCGTATCCGGCGTGTCGCCCTCAGGCTGCGGCGCAGCGCATGACCTCCGCCGAGAAGCGCACGATCTCTGGTAAGAAGACCGGGCCTGCACGACAATCGTGGCCTGTGTCCCCCTCGGGGAAACGAAAGGACTGACATGGCAGAGAAGTGGATCAAGGGGGCTATCAAGAAGCCCGGTGCCCTGCGCGAAGCGATGGGCGTGAAGAAGGGCGAGACGATCCCTGCGGGTCGCCTTGCTGCTGCGGCAAAGAAGCCGGGGAAGATGGGCCAGCGTGCCCGTCTCGCGCAAACCTTGCGGAAGCTCGGCAAATGAGTACGATGTGGATCCGTGTGAAGAAGGACGGGTTCCTCTACCCGTACGACGACATCCTCGCCAAGAACTCGGACTGCGAGGTCATCCCTGAGGAAGTCGCCTTTCCGCAGAAGTTCATCACTCCGGAAGTACAGGAGGCCATCGAGCGGTATGCTGTCGTGGACGACACCCCTGCACCTGCACCGGAACCGGAGCCCGCCCCCGAGCCGGAGCCAACCCCAGCCCCTGTTGCTGCCAAGCGCCCCCGTGGACGGCCCAAGAAGGCTGCCGCACTGGATCTCGGGACTGATGACATTCCTGAGCCGCCGCAGTACACTCCGCCCGAGTTGGCGGCAGAAGCTGCCCGAGGACTGCCGTGACCCCCAACGAGATCATCACCGAGGCACGTCGGCTGATCAGTGACACGAAGGTCACGTATCGGTATTCGGATGCCATCATGCTCGGGTGGGTCAACATGACCCTGCGGCGCACTGCTGTGCTGCGCCCCGACTTGTTCGGTGTGATCGGGGACATCGCCACGACTCCCAACACGGTGCTGCAATCGACCCCGTCCGACTCGCTTCGGCTGATCGAGATCTTCCAGGTCAAGAACGGGGATGCGGTCACCGAGTCTCGGCGGGAGACGCTGGATCAGATGTACCCGAACTGGGTGAACGAAGCAGCCAGTACGCCGGTCAACTTCATGCGCCACGTGCGCAACCCCAACAAGTTCTTCGTCTACCCCCGCCCCACGGCTGGAGTCATCCTCGTCGGTGAGTACGCTCAGGTTCCGCCGAACTACGCCCTGAACGATACGATCCTGCGCATCCCTGATGCGTTCTTCCCCGTCCTGGTGGACGGCGTCGTGTTCCTCGCGGAGTCGGTGGACAACGAGCACGTGAACTCCGGACGGGCCAAGCTCTTCCAGGATGCGTACACCCAGGCGCTGGGTGTGTCGTTGCAGTCCAGGGTCGTCACGGACACTGAAGAAAGCGGCATGGACCCGAAGCAGGTGATCTGATGGCTGACCGCACCTTCGCCTCCCTCGTGCCTCGGCTGAACCCCAGCGTGCCTGGGTGCCCTCAGCAGACGATGTTGCAGTACATCCGGGACGCTGCGATCCGGGCGTGTGAGCGTTCGCTCATGTGGCGCTACCAAGTGCCGCTGTTCAACCTCCTGCCTGGGGTGCACGAGTACACCTACAACAAGCCCATGAGCGCGGATGTGCACGTGCTCTTCGAGGCGCTGATGAACGACGAACCGCTGCAACGGCTGACGCTGGAGCAGGCAATCGTGCAGTTCCCGAAGTGGGCGGACCTGTACAGCGGGGAGGATCCCTCGGTTGTGTGGAGCCTGACGCCTCCTGGCGTGTTCAACGGGCAGCAGTACAACGAGCAGTTGTTCAACGGCGGGTCAGGGTACGTCCTGCCGGACGCCATCGTCGCTGATGGTTCACAACCTCAGGCTGTCTGTCAGGTCAACCCGGACAAGTTCATCGTCCTGCCGTTGCCGGACGCGGAGCGCACCTACCGGATGCGCATGTTCGTGGCCCTCAAGCCCAAGCGCACGGCCACGGGGATGGATGAGGTGGCGTTCGGAGAACTGGAAGATGTCATCCTTCATGGTGCGCTGCAACATCTGCTGGTCCTTCCGAATGTTCATTGGTCGGATCGTGAGCTTGCTGCGTACCACGCGAAGCAGTACACCTTCCACCTTGCCGAGCGCCGTGCCCGCGCCAACCTGGGCAACATGCGGGGTACCCTGCTTGCCCGATTCCCCGGATTCGGAGTGTGAGATGGCCCTCAAGATCACCAACAACGCCTTTGCCACTGTCCCTGCGGCAGTGACGAGCATCCAGACCTCTCTCACGGTCACTACGGGCCAGGGTGCCCGGTTCCCGTCGCTCGGTGGGTCGGACTACTTCTATGCCACGCTGGTCGATGTCAGTGGCAACTACGAGATCGTCAAGGTCACGGCACGCACAGATGACGTGATGACCATCGTCCGAGGACAGGAGAGCACCCTGGCTATTCCGTTCCCCGCCAACAGCCGCCTTGAGTTGCGCGTCACGGCGGAGAACATCGACATCAACAACCAGGACGTGCTGCTCCTATGACCGTCAAGCTCAAGAACAACGTCGTCGGCTACCTTGCCACGACGATCAACGCTTCCGACACCGGCATCGTCCTTCAGGCTGGCAACGGGGCGAACTTCCCGTCCCTTGGTGCGGGAGAGTACTTCTACGCCACGCTGGTGAGCACTGGCGGCACGCTTGAGGTCATCAAGGTCACTGCCCGGGTGGGTGACACCATGACCGTCGTGCGAGCGCAGGAAGGCACCTCGGCAACGGGCTTCGCCGCTGGGTCGCGGCTGGAGCAGCGGGTCACTGCGCAGTCGGTCACAGACGCAATTCAGGACAACTACCGTAGTACGCCGTCTCCGTCTACCGGAACTGGCGCACAAACGGTGTTCTCGGTGGCGTCCCAGCCTGTCGCTGTGTTTGTCAACGGGGTCTATCAGAACCGGAATACCTATACCTATGCTTCCGGTGCTGTGACGTTCAGCCAAGCACCGCCAGTGACGGCTACCATCGAGTTCGTCCTCTGAGGAGTCTGAGATGCTCAAGACTGTAGGCAATCCTTCTATTCGCGTTGGCGATCAGACGATCAACAACGGCGATCTCGTCATCGGGACGGCTGGGGACGGCGTCAACTTCACCGCCAACACCCCCGCAGCGGGGATGACGAGCCAGTTGCTGAACTGGTATGAGGAGGGGACTTGGACTGCCACACTTGGGCCGGGGGTCACAGTCAATTCAGGTTCATGGGCTGCAACTGCGACTTACACGCGCATTGGTAGAACTGTGTTTTGGAATGTTGTGCAAACAAGCGGCAACATTTCTGCATCTGCGGGTGTGGAAATTTTTTCAGGGCTGCCCTTTGCTTCAGTTCGCGCATCGGCTTGCACATACACAAACTCCGCCGTCAGTTTAGCGGGTGTTGGATTAGCTGAAACAAACAGTAAAGTTTATGTTGCGGTTGCAATTACAAATCAAACCGCGTTGCGGTTCAGCGGCACCTACGAAGTTTAAGGGGTCGTCATGTCTCTGACAAAAGTAACATACTCAATGATTGATGCCAAGATCGCCAATGTGGTGGATTTTGGTGCTGATCCAACTGGTGTTGCCGATTCGACGGCAGCAATACAGGCCGCGCTAAACGCAGAACTGAACGTCTATATTCCGCCGTCAACCAGCGTTGCATTCAAAATCACTGCGCCTTTAACCATACGGAATGGCACTACCATTTACATGGACGGTGCACGAATCACCAGCACAGTTGCCGGAATTTTTCGTTTACCTTCTGGCGGCAGGTCAACCATTTACGCTGCGAATGCCGTGTTGCAAACCGACACAACAACCGCAGGCGCTGCAATTGCTTTGGCCAGCGGAGCGACAACCGTCACAGAATCAAGAATTTACGGATTTCCGCTAATCATTCAAGCAAACAATCTCGTAGATAATGCGTCCCGTGGTATTGACATGCGCGGGTTTTATCGCTCGTATTTAGAAGTTGCGGTAAGTAACTTTTACTACGGCGTTTATGCAGATGGTGATGCCGGCGCTACGTTTGCCACATACTACAACGTGCTGATGAAGCCGGACATTCGGTGCGGTCAGCAAGGCTATGCTATTTGGCTGACCAATCTATGCAATGCGTTCACAATTGTCGGTGTCAACATCAACGGTGGCGGCGTGGGGTACGGCGGCATCGTGATTGAGGATTCTGACGCTAACTCTATTGTTGGCGGGTATCTGGAGAATTTTGCCGCAAATGCCAGTTCGTTTGGTATTTCACTGATTGATTCTAGCGGCATAAACATTTCCGGTGTAACGTTGGATCAATCTGCTGGCGATCTTACGGCTAACTACGCTTTGAGGTTACTGGGTACAACTGGTGGTTGTTCAATCATCAACCCGCAATTTGCAGGCTCGTGGAATGACACAACTCGACTGCTACTGAACGCAGCGTCCGGAAAAAATTCGTTTATTGGCAACGGTTATACCAACGTGTTTGCGCTGGGGCAGACAGGCGCAAGTTTGACCAGCGAAGGGGCATTTCTTGGGCAAACAACCATCACTACAACTAGCGGTAGTACCACTTACCCGTCGGTCAAAACATTCCGCTCAAATGAAGGGTTGCTGGTTGAAAACTATGTAGATGTTGGCGGCGCTTCTACGCTGTACCC